AAAAAATAAGGAATATGAAGCCTGAATGAACTTCACTTATTTAATTTATTCTATTCTTGTGGTATATTGGACAACATTAATTTTTTTAACAAATAATTATTTATGATATTTAGTTTATTAAATAACCCTCTAACAAAATTAGCAGTTGGTAAAGTTAGTGACCATTTCAAACATAAAGCAGAAAAAGTAAAAACAATAAGAGCCGCAGAAATAGAAGCCGCTAAAGATGTAGATATAACAAGAATTAAAAGCCAAGATAAATCTTGGAAAGACGAAATATTAATGGTATGGCTAATTTCTATGCTAAGTACAGGCTGGTTTGACAGCACTAGAGATAACTTTGAGGAGTGGGTAAGAATAATCAACGACTTGCCTGACTCAGTATGGTATCTTGTAATTATCGTATTTACTGCAACATTCTCAACTAAGATGACAGATAAGGTTTTAAACAGAAACAAAAAGAAGTAATATGTCCAAATGGACAAATTAAAAGTTGATGCAGTAATCACAGATTTAGAATTACAATTAGAAACTCATAACAACCCTTATGGTAGTTATGTTAATTTTAGATTCATAGATACTTTTCCATATTTCACAAAAGTAAATGAGATGGTTCACGAAGTTAAAAATAGAAGTGATGTTGAACTAATTAACTTTGAATATTCTTATACAGGAATCCACGAAGATACAGATATAAAACATTTTGATATTACTAGGAACTAGGGTGGTAAGAGAGAGATAAAACCACCCTAGTATTTTGGGTCAATTCAAAGTGATAGCCATGTTTAGAAACTATCGTTATTCTTCCCAAAATTCTTTTAACGAGTGGCCAAGTCTCCCTGACCACTCTATCTGATAGCTGATAAATGGAGCAATTATATTCAACTTTCGCTACCAGAATACTTTAAACCTTTGTACTCAAAGCTAAATCTCTTTTTAACTCTGATTGTTTTAAGCTAACATACTTATCAAGATTGTTATAATGGTATCTAGCTTTTATCAACTGTTCTTCTGCCTCTGCATATTGCTCTACAACCTTTGTATATTCTTCATCAGTTCTAGCTTTATGTTCAGCTTCAATAACAGTTTTGGTATCTAATTTATGTTTAAGAAATAATTTAGAATATGTAGCTTTACGACCCTCATCTAATACAATTACTTTCTTGTGCCACTTAGACCATTCAAGTGATGCTTTTTCTAATTCTTCATAAGATTTGTTGCTAAGACTCATATCAATATAACTCCTAATACAAATCCTACTACAAAGCAAATCCATTCTCTACGATAGTGTAACTCTAACACTTTCCAATCGTTTTTAGTTTTTCCAAATATCATCATGGGTATAATAACATCTCCTGTGCTTCTTCTTCTAATTGTTTTATTTGTTGTTTCAAGCTATGATTTTCTTTTTCTAAAGCATCTACCTTTTTAATTAATCCTTTATGTTCCATATACATAGCTTGTAGTTCTTCTCTCTTAAAAGCGAGATCACGTTTTAATTGTTCAATCTCGCTGATAAGTTCTTTTGTCATATTTAAAATGGTATCTCGTCGTCCATATCGTCCATTTTCTCAACAGGCTTTGCGTGTTCTGGTGCAGATGGTTGAGCCTGTGTCATTGGTACTTCTTTGTATTGTGGCATAGTTTGACCAATAGGTTTTAAACCATCAATAGGTTTAGCTGGCTGATTTTTTAATGCACTAAAATAAAATATAACTTTTCTTTTACGACCATCAGAATATTTAGTTGGTTCTTCTTCAAAGTCTTGCGTTGCTATTTTAAGATTTGCACCTCTATTAATCATATCAACTATATGAGGACTATCTATCCATTGTTGGAATTGATAAGGACTCAATTTCTTTTTTGTTGTTTCATCATAAAAAGTAACTTTAGGTTTAGATTTATAATCCCAACCTTTACTATTTGAATGATCTAATATTACACTTAATTTATGTGTAATAAAATCTTCATTACTAGGTTTTTTATACATAGTCTTTATTCTCCTTTTTCCATTGTTTAAGTTCTTGATTAAATTTACTTTCAAGTTCATCAAGATAAGTCATAGCTTCAAAGCCTTTAAAATAAGATTCGTTAATTTTTATAATATACTTAGTAACAGGCCTTTGTGGTTCTTTAGGTATATGTACAATAGCGAGTTTTTGTATTTTAAAGTCAGTTGTTTCTTCAATAAATCTTCTATACATTTCTACTTGGATTGCTTGATCGAAAGTATAATCTTTTCCTGTTTTCCAATCTAAAACTGCATTTTGGCCTTTCCAAGAATCTTTAGTTACAATTACATCATTAGTTCCACATAAATCGTATGTAGGACTATATAAAGGCAATTCGCTTTTAACTACTTTAAACTTTTCATCTTTCCAAAACTTTAACCATTTTCGAGCCATACTTTTTAATGGTTCTGATTCTGGTAAAGCTGGTTCTTCTTCACTTTTAAAATATATATCAATCCAATCATGCAACTGACTACCAATATCTTTACCAAAAGATTCTTTTTTTTCTGAAATATCTTTTACCTTATCAATAAAAGTATTTATTTTATCTAATGGTTGATTATCTGCTAACATAATTTCTTTTATAGCGTCATACCTATTACGTTTATACCAATTTTGTAAATCAGGTCTTGTACGTTTGTTTATTCTTGTAGTTACACTTGATTTAGGGTCAGTATCAACAAAGTATCTATATTTTTTACCATTTGGGTCATAATTAATTTTATTACCAAATTTATTTTCTATATACTGTTTTGTCATTTATGTTCTCCCTCTTATATTCTTTTTTAGTTTTAGCATTAGATACTGTTACTCTATGATATTCGTCTAAAAAGTAATCAGTAGTTAGATTGTTTTTTTCCATGATTTTATTCATGGCTTGTATTCTCTTGTCTTTCCATGAACTGTGGTCTAGTAAATTTATAGACATCTGGTTTCTCCTTTTTTTGTGTAAATAAAAGATTATGTTTAACAAAAGGTTGTATAAAGTAATTTATATCAACTTCTAAATATTCAGCTATTCTTAATAGCCTTTTAAATTTACAATCATTATGACCTTTTTCATATTTTTGGACTTGTTGAAATGTAACTTTAATTGCTTTAGCTAATTTAGTTTGAGACATATATCTATATTTAGTGCTACGCATTATTCTTAATTTCTTAATTTGTAGCCCAATAATTTTGTCAAAAATTATATCATTATCTCTTTCGCTAATATTCCATCTTTGACTTAGTTCTTTGATTGAATTATTAATTTGTTCAATCGTTGTGTTTGTCCATTTATTTATCATAAAATGACCATTCCCTTTTTTCGTTGATATTTAATTTAGAAAACTCAAATTTAAAACATGAATTACAAAGTAAGCTATCACTATAAAGTGAATTGCTACCTACAAACCATGCAAGTTTTAAATTAGAATCTTCGGTAAAACATTTAGCACATTTAAAGGCTAAAATTTTTGGTTTAGTTGAGTACACTATGACCTCTCTGACTTACGCATTTTCTCATTAATGATTCATAACGAGTGTCCATTGTTGGACTTAAAACCCAATGACCAATATTAATAAAAAAATTAGTATTATCTTTAGCAAGTTTTTCGCATAAGATTAAATCGTTTGTTATATTCTCTGCTCTTGAATTATCAAAAGTTCCTGATCTTCCATTCGAATCTATTATTGGTCGATAGGTACACGCTTGTAATAAAGACAAAGATAGCATGATAAAAAGTATTTTTTTCATATCTTGTTCCTCTCTGTTTAAAGAATTGGTTGATGATGCTTCATAAAGTGCAATCTAAAAGCCAAGTTCTTTTGCTGTTCCTTGTTCTTTAACAACCTTTGTAACAAATCTTTCTCCATTTGTTTCTTCTTGTCTAGTTGTTCTTGAACCTTGAACATCTGTTTTGGGTTCATTTTTATTTACCTTTAATTGACTCACTTGCTTTGCCAAGTAAGTATCTACAGGATTAATTAAATTTAGTTCTTCCTGTAAATCTTGTAATCCACCAAGAGTCATATCTCGGTGGAAAATCTGTTTAAACTGTTTAGCAATCTCTTTGCTAAAGTTTGAATTAGTTGGTATTCTCATTGTACACTCCAAACGTGTAAGCAACCTAACATGATTGCAGTTAAACTTAAAGTAATAAATGAATAAGTTAATAGTGCTAAAATTTTATTTTTCATTACTCATTCTCCTCTGGTTTTATGTGTTCTGGTTTGTAATGACCAACTCTATCTAAAGTATAGTTATAAGCAGAAATTCTTTTTTTTGTAAATCCTGTTACATAACCTAAAGTGTAACCTCTGATGTCAGTTCTATATAACCAAACTTGTTGGTTTATTTTATAAGTATTTGTGTTTAACATTTTCTCTCCTTTTTTTAAATTAAACATACAGATAGACTACTAAATGGGTTGTATATTGCAATAGTTAATTTATCGCATAAAACCTAGCTTTTTAAACTATTTTTAAATTATTTTTCTAATTTCGTTAGAAATTTGTTGAAATTACAAATCAGTAATATAAAAAACGAATCAATTAAAGATATGAAAATAAAAAAAAATATTGTAGAGAGAGTTATCCGCAAGGATATAAGTATTTATTTTTCATATCGTAATACTTTAATTGTGTTGGGTTTAGATTCTCTCCTAAACCCAGCACCTAACAGAGAGAAACAGAGATGAAACAATTAGATATATTTGATACTGACTACCAATCAGCAAATTACACTAAAACATCTAAAGACGCACTAGCCACAATCAAGCCAAAGATAAAAACTAAAAGAGAACAAGTTTATGATTTGCTTAAACTTAATCCTCTAACTAATTATCAAATTGCAGATGAATTAGAAATGCCTTTAAGTTCGGCTTGTGCAAGATGCCATGAGTTACAAGAATTAAATCTTGTGATAGACTCAGGTTTAAGACGTGAAACAAAATATAAAAAACAGGCAATCGTATGGGAAATAAAAAAGTAGCAACAAAAGCCGAGAGAGAGCATATGAGCAAGGTTGCTAGTTTAGGGTGCTTGGTATGTCAAAGACCAGCTAACGTGCATCACATACGCCCTGTTGGGCTAGGAATAGGCAATAGATCGAGCCACTACGAAACTATTCCACTTTGCTACGACCACCATCAAGGACAATTTAGTATTCATAATTCAAAACAAGAATTTGAGTCTATGTATGGAACTGAACACGAAATGTTACAAAAAACTTTGAGGGAAATACAAAACTTAGAACAAGCTAACGATTTTTTTAAAGGAAATAATAATGGCTGAAATGAGAGAAGAACATTTGCACGTTGTATCTAGTAATCGTGCAAGAGAATACGAGAAACAAAAAAAGACCATAAATATAATTAAAACATTATTAAATAGATATACAAAAAAACAATTAATAGAAATGATTGAGAAAGAGAGTAAGAATGGCTAAAAAACGTGGGTATTTTATTTTATATAGGGATATATATTCAAGCCCAATATTTAAAAATTTATTACAGGCTAGTTGCTGGATATATTTTATATCATCTGCATCACATAGAGATACAACTCTAAAGTTTTTAGGAACTGATGTTTTTATAAAACGAGGAGAAGCTATTATGCCTTTACGAGTTACAGCAAAAAGATTTGGTATGACTTATAGTGAGATGAGGTCTTTCATACTACGTCTTGTGCGTAGAAAAATGATAGGCACTAGAACAGCCCAGCTACAGCCCAGCAACAACCACCCTAGCAGAAAAGTAACGATAATAAACCTTATAAATTACGACAAATATCAGTATGTGGATAACGAACAACCACCTACAGCCCACCTATCGCAACAAGTGTCAATACACAATATCAATACACAATTACTAAATACTAGGTCTAGCAAAGATAAGAATGTGAATAATGGGTATAAAGTAGTAGGAGAATGGAACAACCACGATATTCTGCAAAAAGATGGCAAAAAATATTTAAGACACAAATGGAAAGATGAGCCTTTGAAAGAATATCAATGAAATCTATCCTGAGAATATTTAGATATTGTAGAAAACGAATAATTGCATTAAGTATAGAAAATCGAGTTTTAAAAACACAATTAGAATATTATAGAGCAATAATTGAGTCAGATTATAATAAAAAACATTAATGGTTAAAAAAAAGTCAAAGTTTCGCCACATTTCAATTTCCAATAAGAAATACTACTTTTATGAAATCACTTGGATAGACCCATGCGGAGATAGTGGTCATGCTACAGAAAAAGAATTTAAAGCCATGAAACCAGCTACAATGACGACTAACGCATATGTTTTCGATAAAGATAAAAAATACTTATGGACATTTGCTAGTTATGACGAAGAAACCTTTAGTGATAGAAACTGCTTTCCTATTGGTTGCATAAAAGAGATGAAAAAGGTAGAAATATAAGATTATGAAAAACGACATAAATAAGGCAGATGCCACAATTAAGACAAAATCTATAGGAAGACCAAAAAAAGAACTAGACAAAGATATTATCGCAAAACTTTCACAGATTGGTTGCACTCAAGAGGAGATAGGTTCTGTTATAGGAATTTCTGCTAGACAGTTGCAAAGACGATATGCCGATTTAGTTGCAGATAATAAAAATAAAGGTAAAGCTAGTTTAAGAAAAAAGATGTGGGAAAAAGCATTAAAGGGTAATGAAAAACTTTTGATCTGGCTATCTAAAAACGAATTAAATATGCGAGATAAAATTGAGACTCAAAGTATTGTTGAACCTTTACCATTAATAATTGATGCTAAAGCAGAAGATGTAAATGGCTAAAAAAAAAGGTAATCTATTTGGTGCAACTGTTGAATATACTAAAACTGAAAAAGGAACTTCTATTGGAAGACGAGGTATAACAAGCACATTAAATAAACACAAAAGGAGACAACGTGGAAAAGGAAAATATCGTGGACAAGGAAAATAAACAATTTGAACAAGTCAAAGCTGAGTTAGAACTTGTAAAGAAACAAAGAGATATTGCACTTGGAAAACTAAATAAAACTCTTATTTGCATAACAGAATTAAGAAAGATTATCGAAGATGCTCAAAAGAGGTAACTTTTACCCTGATGGAACATTTATTCCATATCAAATGCCTAATGATTTTAGAAAATCTGTAGGTAAAGAAGCTTGTGGAAACTGTGGTATGTTTAGCGAAAGAAGATCATTTTGTGGTGTATTCCAAACTGTAGGTGTCAAAGATAACTTTGTTTGTGGTAAGTGGCGACAAAGATTCTTTAAAAGATAATCAAAATGTGCTATTAGCCTTACATGGCTAAATACAAAGGTAGAACTGTTGAATTAAATAAACCATCTCGTGGAGATGTTAAGAAATTTAAAGTATTTGTAAGAGATAAATCTACAGGCAGAGTTAAGAAAATTAATTTTGGTAGTAAGACAATGACTATCAAAAAGAATATACCAGCTAGGCAACGTAGTTTCTTTTCTAGATTTAGACCCATATTGGCTAAAGTAAAAGGACAAAAGAATTTATCTCCAGCTTATTGGGCGATACAATCTTGGAAAAAAGGTTTTAGAATATGATTGATAGAATTGCATTTGCTATATTTGGTTTCTTCGACAAGTTAGGAGAATTGATAGATAAACTGTTTCAAGATAAAAAAAAGAAGAAAAAATAATTTATGGGTAGGACAATGAACTATTACTTTACAGGGATATTGATATTAGGTTTTGTATTACTTGCTTTCTGTGTGAGGCCAATGTGAGTAACAAACCATTAACAATTTCTGAAGAAGCTAAAGTTTCAATGCCTATGAAGACAGTAGCCTCGTTAATCACAATGGTAGCGATTGGCACTTGGGCTTACTTTGGTGTGATAGAAAAACAAAATAAAATATCAACAAGATTAGAATTGATGGAAAAAGATTTGACAGAGAATACTGATTTTAGAATTAAATGGCCAAGAGGACAATTAGGTTCTTTACCAGCAGATAGTGAACAGTTTATGTTAATAGAAGATTTATATAAACAAGTTGAAAAGCTACAAGTGCAACAAGAGTCAGGTATGCACAATAAAGTAAATATTGAATTTCTACAAAAACAAGTAGAAAAACTTTTAGATGATGTAGAAAAATTAAAAGATGCAAATAGAGAGATAGTTTATAAAAATGGGAGTTATAATTGACCGAGTTAGTTGTAGCATTATTGATGTTTGTAAATGGAGAAATCAAGGAAGCAAGATTGCAAGTTGATGGTATGGCTCAATGCTTGCGTGGTAAAAGACAAGCTGAAAGACAGTATAACGAATCTGTATCTTATAAATGCTATAAGGGTTCTGCAGAGTTAGAGTTAAACATAGATGGAAGTAAAAGCATCAAGAAACTGATTTTAGAATGAAGTTTGTCTTAGCTTATACAATATGTTCAATGATGACAGGAATGTGTCATACAACTATGGTACACCCAGAAAGATTTAACACTTGGACAGAATGTGTTAAAGCTGGTGCAACACAAATCATTTATGTTACTAATAAATATCAAGAAAAATTTGAAGAACAAAAATTATACCTAACTTATTTCTGTAATGAAAATCACTCTAACAAAACCACAACTCAAAGTAAGTCAGAGCCAAGCAAGGTTCAGAGTTCTTATATCAGGTCGTAGATTTGGTAAAACATATTTAGCTGTTACAGAGATGATGAAATACGCATCTCAACCAAATAGAAAAATCTGGTATGTAGCACCTACATTTAAGATGGCAAAAGAGATTGTTTGGGGAACTTTAAAAGAAATGCTAAATCTATTTAATTGGATTGAAGATATAAACGAAACTACAATGACTATAACGATTAGAAAAACGAATAGTCAAATATCATTAAAAGGTGCAGATAACTACGATAGTCTTAGAGGTACAGGATTAGACTTTTTAATATTAGATGAATTTGCAGATATAGATAAACGTACTTGGTTTGAGGTCTTGAGAGCCTCTATTTCTGATCGTCTCGGCCATGTACTTATGTGCGGAACGCCAAAGGGATATGGTAATTGGTCTTATGAAATGTATCTCAAAGGAAAACAAGATGATGATTGGGAGTCTTTTCAATACACCACAATACAAGGTGGAATGGTTACAAAAGAAGAAATAGAACAAGCAAAACAAGACATAGATATTAGAACATTTAGACAAGAGTTTGAGGGTACATTTGAAAACTATGCTGGTGCTGTTTATTACAATTTCCACCCTGTAGATAATGTTGTTAAACGTCAGATAGATTGGACAAAACCTTTACATATTGGAATGGACTTTAACGTAGATCCAATGTCAGCTTGTGTAGGGCAGATTGAAAAAGATAAAGTTTATTTTGTAGATGAAGTTATTATTTATGGCTCTAATACAGATGAAATGGTGCAAGAAATAAGAGATCGTTATGGAACTAAAATGCAAATCTTTATTTATCCTGACCCAGCTAGTAAACAACGTAAAACTTCTGCTGGTGGTCGTACTGATTTATCAATACTTCAGAACGCTGGTTTCAAAGTAAAAGTAAAACATAAACACCCAGCAATACGAGATAGGGTCAATGCTGTGAACAGTAGGCTCAAAGATTCAAATGGAGAAAGACATATTTTTGTTTCACAATCTTGCAAAACATTGATAAAAGGTTTACAAAGACAAATATACAAGGAGAATACAAATATTCCTGATAAGGAAGATGGGTTCGATCATATGAATGATGCACTTGGCTATATGATTGACTATTTAAAACCATTAACTACTCAGGCCAATTTTTCTTCTCCAACAAGATGGACAATGAAATAATTTATGGCATACAATCGTAATCAAGCATTAGACACCCACAAGGACTATCAAGAAACAATTAATAATTGGGAGTATTACATTAGATCATATAATGGTGGCTACGATTACATGATAGGCCAATATCTAAACAGATATAATTTAGAATTAGATAACGAGTTTAATCAAAGACTTGCTAACACTCCTTGTGATAATCATTGTAAAAACATTATTCAAATTTATTCATCATTTTTATTTCGTGTAAGACCAAGCAGAGATTTTGGTTCTATGCAAGATGAACCTAGTTTAGAGTCTTTTTTAAAAGACGCTGATCTTGAGGGTAACAATTTAAACTCTGTAATCAAACAAGCACAAAACTATTCATCAATCTATGGTCATTGTTTTATGGTTTTAGATAAACCAAGCGTAACTACAAACACAAGAGCAGAAGAATTAGATCAAGAAATTAGACCATATCTTTCAATAGTTACTCCAGAAAATGTTTTAGATTGGAATTTCAAAAGAGAATTAAATGGTAAGTACACTTTAGACTATTTAAAGATTAGAGAAGAAGTAGATAAAGATGGCGGTACTTATATGCGAATGTGGTATTTAGATAGAGTCGATACTGTTTATTTAAGTGATGATAGATCAGAACCAACTTTGATAGATACTGTACCTAATATGATTGGCAAAATACCAGCAGTTATTTTGTACAATTCTAAATCGCACAAACGAGGAATTGGCCAATCAGATTTAACTGATATTGCTGATCTACAAAAAGCTATTTACAATGAATTATCAGAGATGGAACAATTAAT